GGGGCTGAGACAGTTGGATATGCCATTGTGGCTCCTTAAAATGAATTATTTACCACGTCCGAAAGACACAGCGGTTTTACGCTCGGCAAAGAGCGGCATACGCTTGTCTTCTTGACGCAAGAACGAGTTATCAATTGCCTCTACTTGAGCCTGAGCTTGTTTGCGATAGTAGTCATCGCGCTTCTTCATCAGGTCAGCAGGGGCGCTACAAAGTACGAGGCCACCAATTTCTACGCAGTCTTTGTATCGACTAGTAGGGTTGCCATCGCCGTAATGCATGACCTCTGGAACATCAGCCGCCTTAACTGGCTCCCATCCCTCACGCCGTTTGGTTGACTCGTTTTTCGGGTCAGCCGCGCCCATGGTGGAGATACGGATGTATCGAAATACCCGACCGGGAATCGGATTGGGCATTGGGAGAGTCTCAGGTGGACGCCACTCCTCTGTACGAGTTGCGGTGTTTCTGTTCTCAAGTTCACGAGATAGTCTGTTATCAGCCATTGTTGTTCTCCAACTTCATAAGTTCACGCGCATATGCTTCGGGGGTAATGCCCAACCGTTTAGCAATAGCTGCTGCTGATGCCGTCAAGCGTACTTGACGTGGCGCGGAGGACCGCGAAGCTGGCGCAACGACTGTATTCGTCCTGCGGGGAGCGGGATCTGCCCGTTCCTCCGTGCGGGGACTCGGCTCGTCCGAGAATTCCTCGGGGAACCGCTTCCTCATTGATTTATCTATCTCTCGGTAGTAGTTGTCGCTGCGAGGGTCTACTCCCGATCTGACCAATCTCTCATGCAAACCATAAGCGAGGGAGGTCATCTCCTCATTACCAGCAGCCCCGAACCAAGTATTCTTCTGCCGCCATGCTTCGGCTTTAGAATCTGGTTGGACCCACTGTTGCTCGGTCTGTGGTGATTGTTTTACACCCTCATCTGAATTCTGTAAAGAGGGTCTAAATTGTTTTGCTTCACGAAGTTTAAAAGTCGCTTCCATCAGGTTCTTCTGAGCGGAGGTCAGACGCTCAGCGTCCCCCGCCTCATAAGCCTGTTTGAGTTTCTCTTCTGCCGTCGCAGCTTCCGTCTCAGCAGCCTTGGTAATCTCGGTGACGAAAATCTTCTCGCCATCAGATAAACGTTGTTTAAGTGATTGATTTTCATGATGAAAACGCTGGACCAACGTAAGGGCTTCCTCACGTTCCCGCGCTGCCCGCTCCTTTTCGCGGCGCTCGTCATGCCAGACTTTTTTCATCTGGCTAAGACGCTTTTTCACCTTTTCGGAGTATTCCTCAAGATCGTCTTTATCTAACTCCTCGACCATATCTTTCGGGAGAGGTTGACGACCACGATCTTCCGGTGGGGTGTCGTCAATGATTTCTATCGTAAAATCATTATCCTCCGACGCTACCGGCTTTTCGTCCGGAAACTTAAACTCTTCAAGTTCTGCTGACATAGTTGTTCCTTATGCGCGGCCAATGCCGCGTGGGTCTTCGACAACGGCTTCCACCGTGTCATCGTTAATGATTCGCCACTCAGTACCATGGATCTTCAAACGCGTCCCGGCGTAAGCACGGGTGACTACGAAGTCGCCCCTCTTGCACCATGGGCCGTCTGGGAACCGTGTCTTATCTGCGTAAGCCGAGGGTCCTAGATCAGCGACGAACAGAACCAATGTGGTCTGCTCCTCTACTCGCATGGACTCTTCTGCTTTTACAATTAAGCTGTCACCAAACGTATCCTCAATCTTTGGCACCATGCACAACAGGTGGTAACCCGTTGGCATCGGAATCTGCTTCGCTTTACGCGATGCAGCCTCCTTGGTTTCTTCAATATTAATGTCACTCATTGTCGCCCTCTGTCAGTCTTTTCTCTACATCGCGGATTACTTCAATAGCAAACGTCAAACCTTGAATAACACCGACAATGCGCCGGTATTCATCAAAACTACCAACGCCACTCGCAGTTTTATCGATAAAACTAGCTTTTGCCTCTTCTAACTTGTTGACCATAAGATCAACACCGCTTATTCCGTTCATTCAGTCTCCTTCTTTGCGCTCATACGAGCGTTTATCTCTGCCTGACTCGCTTGATGTGCATGATCCATAGCCTGTCTCTCAAGGTCATGGTCATGATTGATAGCGGCCATTCCGCCCTCATGCATGTTTTGCGCAGCATCTTGTCCCATCTGATGCTGTCGATCCGTGTCTTTTTGCAATGCTTGATGCGCAAGATTCGTGTGATGCTTTGTGGTATCTGCGTTTAATTGATCTGCATCGCGAGCGGTATCCGTGACAAGTCGTAGCTTGTCCATCTGTTGACGATGCGCCGAATCCTGCTGCTGTGATTGATGCATATCAGCCTTGGTTGCTGCATCAATCATCGTCTTCTTCTCAGATAGTTCCATCTGCTTATCAGCGATGTACTTCTCAAGCTGCAACTGCTGTTGCTTGAACTGCATCTCAGCCTGTGCCGTCTGAGCTTTGAGTTGAACTTCCTGTTGCTTGATCTGGAGTTCTTGCTGTTGCATTTGAAGCAGAGGATCCTGCATCTGCTGCTGTGCTTGCTGCTGCTGGGCCTCATTCTTATGCTGTTGAAGCAACTGCTGAGAAGCCATAGCCGCCAACGAGGCCAATTGAGCTTCCATCTCCGGCGATAGGTTTGCCGCTGGATCATCCTCATCGTCGCTACCCGACAGCGCGGCACTGGGCGGAGGAGGCAACGTAGCGCCGAGTTTCTGCTCCATCTCACGACGGTATTGGAAGGCCACATGCTCCATTAAATGAGCCATAGCCGCTGCCATAATGCCCTGTGCCTGTGGGTTCTGGCCCACAATAGCCATCATTTTCGGATCTTGCATCGCGGCCTGATGCACAGCGATATGCGACATATGGTCTTGATTCAGGAACGCTTTGACCGGTTTTCCGTTCAAAAGGGCCATATTCTCGCTGATCGGATCCATCGGCTTCATATCATCCCGCAGCGGGACAATCTTCTGTACGTTCTTAATGCCTAGCGTTTCAATCATCTGCCTGTGAAGAAACGGGAGATCATAGATCTGAGGCGCACCTTGAGCGAGCTGAATAACAGCTTGATACTGCACCACACGCTGGGCCATCGTAGATGCGTTGGGGTCAGACACAGGTAGTACGTCACAGCAATCGTAGTCGCTGCGCTTAGCAGAAGAATCTCCAACTTCAGGCTCATAGTCGTAATCCTCCGGAGTGTTGTCACGAATGATGGCTGCGAGGAGCTTGAACTCCTGCTTCATCGTGTAATGAATACGCGCCTGAACGGCGCTCATGACCTTCAATACGCGTTCTAAGATGGCAAGGGTCGTACCTACCGGAGCCTGTGCGGACATATCCGATACATTCAACTCGGCAGACGCGGCGAACTGCCGTCCATCAGCCACTACCTTATCCATCAACGCCATTAGAACCTGACTAGGCTCCTTATATGGCAGGGGGAGAATGTTGTCGCGGATGCTGCCAGAGGGTAAATCAACATCGCGAAACTCACCCGGAGCAATAGGCGTGTCATCGCCCTTGACTCGCATTCCCTTGGCCTTGAGACCACCGGGGAGATTAGATAGCGTTCCGGCATCAATTAACTGCCTAAGCAGTGAAGTTGCCGTCTGCGTGTGGCCACCAATGAGATGGATAAGACCAAAATAGTAGAACCCAAAGCCGGGAATATAGCCGTAATGAACAAAGTGCTGACGACGCTGATTCCGCTTATCGTCTTCCAACCAGTTGCGACGAATGGCGAGGACCGTATTGGTCCCCTTTTCAATTGTCACGACATACGGAAGTGCGATGCCATCCGGATCCTCGTAGCCGGGGAGATCCATATCGACGTGCATTTCTAATAACTGAAACCGGCTATCTACCGTCGCAGAGAAAGTTCCTTGCTCTCGCGCCTTCTCTTTCTCAACCTCATCCATAATCTGCATGGGGTCGCCGAGGTCTACATCACGATAGAACCCAGCAACTTGTAGCTTCCTAAGTTCGTTCTTGGTCTTCCGCATCCGATGCGTAATGCGCTCTGCTGACTCAATACTCGCGGCTCCATAGGGAATCACGATGTCTTCCGGCGGAATAAACGACGCCTCGGGCAGATTTAAGGACGGATTAAAGTAGATTTTCTTGAATGCGTTACCAGCGAGGGCCACCGTGAGCAATGTCTTCTCATGCTCTGGCCGGTACTCCGGCATGGCTTCCGTCAGCGTGTAATTCATATCCTGCTCGACACGCGTCGCAGAGGCTTTCTTCTCAGGAGTTTCTTTGCCGACAATCTTAGCTCTCACCGGCCCCTCCGCCGGGAAAGTCTCCATAATCATCTCAGCCTGAAACTTGACCCCGGCCTCCATCAGCAAGGGATGAAACACACCGCTCGCCCCCGGCCATGGCTCGCTGCGTTCCTCATACTTGAGGCCCAGCAACTTGAGTCCCTTGACGTAGGCGTCTAGCCACTCTTTGCGAGACTGTAGGTCGTCCTCATAATCTCCCGTCAAGTCATAGGCAAGAGACGTAAGCGTATTCTCATCCATCTCTTCGGCAAGGTTGTCGTCGAAGTTGGATGACTCGCCCTTTTCAATGCCGATGTCTGTATCCCCTACATGGATATGCACAGCTTCTGGATCTTCGATCTCAATAGAAATCGGATCTCCTTCAAGACCTTGAGGAGCGGCATATAGGGACTTTTCGAT